ATTTTTATAAATATGTTTTTCCCCTCTTTTGAGAGTATAGAGGTAAAAGAAACTTTAATTATAAAATGAGATAAGTTGTTTAATAAATGTTTGGTAGTTAATTTTAGTGAAAAGGAAAGTCTTTATTGGTTGAGCCAAATCATACAAAATAATTAAACAATTTAATAAAATGTGTGTATTAGGTATCTTGCACAACACTTGATGTTATGGGATGCTACATGCTAATACACTTATATGAGGTATAAATTAGAAGAAGCCTAAGGCGGTTTGGATGAAAATAAGACTAGTAATACTAGGCAAGTGGTATAGCCTGCGGGTGGTACCAGCCAAATCGAATCGATGGTCGAAGGAAGTTATAAGATCCTGTAAGTCGACGGGGCCACGTAGATTAACGAGAAAGTTCAAGTAATGAAACCTTCACAACGTATTGGACCAAATAAGTCATTAACCTAAAATTTTGCGGGAGCGATCCTGTCTAAGAAAGATGCATGTTCAGGCAAGTTAATGCATATTATTTATTTAATATAATTCGTTCTAATACCTCTATCCTACATAACAGTCTTAGCGGACTGAAAAAAGACTACCCCCTTTTAAACCCAAATGAAGAGAAATTACGAATCCTTAAGCTAGCAGGTTAAAGCGAGTGCCCCAAAATTTAAAGAAGTCAAAATGAATTAAAGTAATTTGCAACGTTAGAAAAATTTAGATGAAGATCAGAACAATTAGGTCGTTAAGTCTAAATTATGGATTAAGTCAAGGAAACAAAAAGTTCAGACTGAATCCAAAAGGGTTTTAATGAAGAAGGAAAAATATCAACCCACTTCTTCGATGTATAAAAAACCCGTGAGAACAATATCCACCAAAGATATTGGAGTTATTTCCAAGGACATATAAACTGTCGGAGATAATAATAGCGTAAATAATTAACTGTTGGCTTTGGAAAACGCCATATGTATAGATGGACAGTTGAAAGAACAACGAGATTAATCTCGTGTTTTATTCAAAAGATTATTTATGAATGACATAACACGCTAAAATACTTAAAATAAGTTGGAACTTACGGAATTAACAACTTAAAGTATGAAAAATTTGATGACAGAAACACGTCAAATTAAGACTTCACCAAGTTACATTTTATTGAAATTAGCTAATTCCAATAATCCTAACCAAGGAGCAGATATCATCTTTGTTGGGATAGAGTCTGATTACTACTAGTAAGCAATCGGCGAGAGTTTACACCTCATATACAACGTTAGAAACAAACCCGTAGCTTTAATAGCTTCTCCTCAGGGTTCTAATTGTTTACATAAAACTGTCATGAGTCTTTTGTAAAATACTTTAAAAGATTAAGACGAGAAATATGTTGCGCATTCATTAGTCAGTTTGTTAGTTATGGATGCAACCTCGATGGATTTAGTAAGAGATACCGATTAAATTAAAAATGAAGTAAGAATTATTTCATTAACGGATTGCTCTGCTACCACAGATTTATTAACATAATTTGGTATCCCATTTGAATTTACTCACTCTATATTAAAGTAGCAAGGTGATGGTAAAGTAATTGCTTAGGAGAATACCCATTTATATTAAATGTTTAGAGATATGTAACCAAACGGAAAAACAACCACAAAAGATGGTAAAAAGTTAGGAAAATCTTAATAGATGTAAGGTGTTTTGATATCACCTGTTCTGAATGAGGATAAGTCAGTTAAGTTTCTACACTGCATGTAGATAAGAACAATACATACCGACGCTTAACCAGAAGACATGTTTCCATCTAAGGGGAACGCGTTCATGTGTATTTAAAGCTATCTAAGAAACTATTATACTTAAGACAAACCAAGTATAGAAGGATTTTTGGAAGATAAATACAACCAATTAGAATAAAAATTCAATATATTGAAAAGTTAATATATTGCTAAAGATGAAACGTTGTCAGATTTGGCTTTTATCCAACGGCTAGCATCTATGGAAGAAAAATGCGAAGGGTATGATGATTTAATTATATATATCTCTACATTAGCTTGCTTTTCCAAAACAGGATAGTTATGTTTAAATACTATCAAATTTGAAAGATATAAGATTTATCTAAATAAGTTTTTGGTACAGTGTTTCAAAGACGGAGAAAAACAAAGTCGAATTAAAGATTCTCTTTAGTAAAAAGCTATTTTAAAAACTAAAGGTAAGAAATCTATGACTAAAAAATGGTAAAAGTAAAATGAATCTAGTATTATAAAATAATACCTTAGAAATGACACCTTTCTCAGACAATTACCATTGCATAAATTAGACTCAGCATCGAGGCGTGAAATCGATTTGGCTAAATCACATACTCGAATGCATCAATATAATAAGCTTAGATAATACATCAGGCTATATTTAAAATACGTTAGAGATTAACTTCCTAGCTAAAACAGTAACCTCTTCAGGTCTGCAAAACATTACAATCTATTAATAGAGAAGGAATCACATGCCTGGAGTTATCAAAGATTGACAGTAGAAAAAGGATATCTAGAAGCTTTTTATAGAAATGAATCTGCCGTAGCTGACATGATCACTACAATGAAGAATCCTTGCGAAAATCTAAATTAATTAGAATTCGTTCCACCTTTAACAGATATAGGATTGTCCTTATTGTGCGAATTTTCCAAATCTGATAGTGTTATACATTCATTATAAGGTGAAATTACAACTAATAAATATTAACTCGACCCACTTAAGATTGAACATGTTATGGGATTAGATACTCATGAAATTATCAATCAATCATATCCTCCACCTCCCTCACCTCCTGAGCTTGTAAATAATGTCAAGCTAGCAGTTCATGTTTCAAATAAAAAGAAATCTGATCGTAATGAAAGTAATACAGGGAAGGATGCAGCTATTTAAAAACTTAAAAAAGATTTTGAATTAAAGAGTTCTGTGTTGGATAAAGTCCCTGTGGGAGTTAGATAGAAATATGATCTATTCTAAAATAGAAGCTAAGAACCCAAATATAGAAAAATCCGTAAACCTTCTTATGAACATGAAGATGATGGTACTGTTTAACAAGACAGCGTATCATACCCCGTGTGTAATGAAGAGGTAACAAACTTTTGGTAGAAATGCTGTATTTGGAAAAAAGTGAGGAAAAAAGCTGCCCTAAACCCTGACATGACTCATGTTCACAGTCAAATAAATTAGCCGAATAAATCAATTTCACAATAATGGAAATTATTTGATGTGCACATAAATGAGCGTGTTTTAGGATCTGTTTGTCAGGATTAGACATCGTATTTGCAATAGTAGATTTCATTGTAATTAACGATAGTCACTGCACCAACTAGAGATCCCCCAGAAAGAACTTATATTTAATTATTTTATGTTACAGGTAATTGTGTTGCAATGGACTTTATAAGACTATTGTTTGAAGATTGGAATTATAGTATAAATAAAAATTCCATACTTTAATATTAAAATAATGGTTATATACATTCGTAGTATTATAATTTTGTATTACTACATGGTAATCCTCTACCCATTGATAATGCGAAATCATCATATAAAAATGCTCATGCTGAATAAAGATACATGTTTGATTCAATATAACAAAGAGCTAGATGTATAGCACTAGATGCAATCCATAAAATGAGACAAAATCCATGTCTTTATTAAACCAATTTATTGGCTCTTATAAAGACAGTAGATGATTTATCTATTGAGTTTACTGGTCTTAAAACTGCAACTATTGCTTTTGGTTTTCCTGGATAGAGAGCTAACAAGGTTTTAAACTAAGCTTATGAAGATACTGCTAAAGATCCAATTGGAGAGAAAAATTTCAAAAGATTTTGGCCTGAAGTATAGTTTGAAACTTATTCAATGGAGAAAAAACTAACTGTTAGAATGCTTGATACATAACCCACAACTAAGTAGGAATTTTAGTACAAGCTGCGTTAATTATTAATGCCTTATTATTACAATAAATTTAAAATATACTATTTAAATTTAGTGGTTAAATATTAAAAACTTTATGAAACATTAAGAACATCAGATACACAAATACCAATTGGAGAAAGAAATTGGTCTGAAAAAAGTTCATGGGATTCAAAAGTTTTAGAATTTGTGGACAGAGCTGTGTTGTTAGAAAAACACATGGATAGTGAATTTGAACACATAATTAAAATTGACCACTAAAACTAAATGTATATTGACAGAACTGCACAAAAACACTTAACTATGCAAACTATGAATAAGTATTTTTATGCTGAATTAATCAAAGATATTCATTTCTAATCATTAGTAAATTTGGCTTATGGTGCTTTCTCTGTTTATGAGGATATTAAATTAGCTAAAAAGAATAATATTGACATTGATTCAATTGAAAATGATGAATCCGAAGATGTTGATGATTATTTTAAGAGAAACAGAGATGCATTTTTTAAAATAGTTTTTATTAAAAATGAATATTGTAGAAGTCAAACTGTGTTATTCAAAGATTTTTATGAACCAGAATAAGATGAAGGTGAAAAGAAAAAAGTTAAATGGGCTTTTTAAAATGATGGAGTTTCTAAAGAGTAACTTTTCACTTAATATAAAAATTCAATGAGTATGACTTTAAATTTTATATCTAACCCCACCTTAACCTATATAGTTAGTGTAGGAGAAGTTCATGATAAACATAATCCTGATATGCATACAGATAGGAATGCTAAATAGAAAAAGTATCATGAGTCTTGGTAAAATGGCCAACATAATGCAAAAGCAAGATCTAAAATATGGGTTCCCGGATCCCCTTAATTCATGATTATTGATAATTTTTTAGAAATGGATTCTGATTTAACATCCCTACGTCTGATTTATGATTTGAAAGATACTGATCCTGTGTAATACAAATCATAGATTACAGAGTGGATGCATAATAAAGCATGTTGGTTATGTGATAGACTTTTAAAAGGTCAATCATGGGCAAGAAAGATAAATGATATCTAGTAAAAGGTCTAAACATATGTTGTCCTACTTATATAGATAATGAAATGTGAGTAATTCTTATTTTTCTTAAATGATTCTCATTATTATTGTGAAGATCTTATTAATAATGTTGACAAAAGAATATTCTATGAATATCCAAGAATGGAAATGCATATAGTTGGAACAGAATTTCCAACTACACCAGGCCTATATAATGCTCTGGGGGGATGTTAATATGAAATTGTAGGTGGCACTATTGAGATGTGGACTGCCGGTGATATAAAAAAGAGTTATCACCATAATAATTATATTCTACATAAATAATAATCTGATGAAGGTTGTCAAATGTCTTTCTGTAACATGACAATATTCCACACAAAATTAACATTAGATTAGTTAAACTAAGGAAATAATATGTCAACTTTTAAAATTTATAAGAATTTCAGACCTATTGGTAGTCCATAATATACTTTCTTAAAAGAAATGTTACATGATAATGACAAAAAGTCTATCTAACAAGCCCTTGATGCTAGGAAAAACACTGGATAAAGAGAGTGGGTTTAAATGTGTGATTATTGCACGAAAGACCTACCGAATTTGATTAATCTTTAACAGAATGCTTGCTAAGTCTTGTTGAAATTGGATGGTCTTAATGGATAACCTGGAATTACAGTCAAATGTTGTCAAAGTGATGAAGCTAAAATGAGACTGCTTACAATGGAATATTATTAATAAAATTGCATAATCGAAGCATAACTGGGAGATTATGTATATTTAACTTATTTGGAAAACTAACATTTAAAGTGTGATAGATTCCTTAATAATGAGAAAACCTATTAATTACCTGCTTTTAAAAAAGTTAAAAATAGACAAAAACAATTGGATACTTTTTTATATACACATGTGTTTAGAGATTCTGACCGCAAACTTATTAAGAACATAACTGTTGATCTACATATACCTATTATGAGTGATATAGCTGTCGAAGTTCATATTAATAATATATATGCAATGGCTGGAGTTTCTGATCTGGATATAGTTTAGACAGACAATGAATTTGCTCAGAAAATATTTAAACCGGAAGCCTTTATTCCTTTGAAAAAGGTTAGTTTATTAACTTAAATTTTGGATTATGGTTTATAATTAATTTCTTGTAGTGTAACAAGTATCCATGAAGGTGATTAAACTAATAAATATTGTAATGTATATTTCCCCGACTATTATCATGATCTCAGAGGGAAACCCTTATACACTAATGATACTGTTATAACAGCTAGATAGGTCAATGAATTTGCTAAAGTATAATGTGTTAAGACATCACATAGTGTTATACATCTTAAATAGAGTGTGTATGATCATCATTCACCTAACAAGACTACTATGTATACTCATATTGAAAAAACTATGGAAGTAAGACCATCTTAGAACTTGGTACACATACAAGCAGGAGATATGGGTTGTGGAATTAGAGCTTAATATATTGTAAAAGAGTAACACCTACATTAAAAAGTTTTTGTTATGTTTAAAGATAACTAGATGGGTAAAGTTAAGGTCAAATTTAAAAATTATACAAGAGGTATCATGCCAAACAAGGTTCCATGTTTACATTAAGAATCTGATATCGCAGCATATGTAGATCATACTTGCCATCTTTCTATTGGTAAAGATTAGTATATAAGAGCTAGAATTAAAAAATTTATAAATGCTTAGATAAAAACTTGGTAATGGAAAACCTATGATGAATTAATTGTTATGATACGCAACTCTCATGGTGAAAAAGATGCAATGGCTATGCTTGGCTCTGATTATTGTTAAGCAACTGTTGACATGATGTTGTTTTTTGTTCAATATTCACATTAAAATTAAGAACTCATAAATAAAAGATCTGATCCTGACAGTACATTAGAAATGCATTTATGGCTTTAGAAAGAAAATTTATTAAATAGTGACCTTGTAAAAGGTGGTTCTATTTAGATAGAATATGCAAAATATTTTGTCACTTAAAATCATAGACCACCTGAAAAAAGCGATTGTAATAAATTAGTACATGTTAATGTTGATAACACTTACACGAAGAATAAAATTTTACATAAATATAGTGATATTCACTTTTGTATAAACAAGGGACAAAAAACTCGTATAGAGGATATGGATAGGGTGGCTTCCACTTAAAGGAAGGTAATGACCCCAGAAAAGAAATTAATCAGAGGAGGAAAAGTTGTTTTTATATATGAATTCGACTCTGATAATTTATCCACTTAATACGGAGCCCTCATTGATAGATAATTTGGAACTTTGACTTCACCTAATCCTGCAGATGTAGAAAAACTTGCAGCTTTTACAAGTACATGGTTTGATGTTATGGAAAAAGAGAATAAATTTTATGATGAAATGATTGGACACTTCTAAGTTAATGAGGATATTAAAACACCATTCATGTACACTTAAGATCAGAATTTCCCTACGAGGAAAAAGAAAAGATATTTAAAAGGCCTCCTGCAATTTTTACTTTAAGAAGATTACAATAAGATAGTAGGATCATTTATGGCCATGACCAAAAAAGGTGAAGTCCATTCTTTTGAAGTTGATTCAGGAACAACTATTAAAGATGGAGTTATAACAGGTTCTTCCAAGAGCCCTAGAAACATTGCAATCCCATCTAGAGTAGGATTTGCTTAATATGTCAACCACCTTTATTTATAATAACTTGTTAAATCAGGTTCAGCTAATGCATCAACTCGAGGTGCCATCTTGGGTTTGAATTGTTAAGGGATATAAGATAGAATAGATTATTGGAGAGTAAAAAGATCCAAAAATCCTAAAACAAAAAAGACCTTTATCACTGATGATTTATTTTAATTATCATGGGATGGTAAAAGATATGATGCTAGCTAATGGGCCGATTTAATAAAAGCTGTTGATGTACCATTTCTAAAAATGTTCTGTCCTATTATAAAATAGGCTTTCTAAAAAACTTTTGAAATTATGGGTTTTACTCCAGTTAAATTTGACACTGAGGAAAAACTTGATAAAATGATGGGTCTTATATTAAAAGATCTTTGTTTAACTAGTCATCGTTTATATTTACATACTCCAGATATATGGAGTTCAATGGACAGTAAATAATAAGATTGGGCTAAAAAATAATGGACTCCATCAATATTAAAAGAATTTAAAGATGAACATTCTAAATAAATTTCACCTTGGAAGGATTATCTTTTTTATGATATAGAAGGAACTGTACTATCAGGACATGGTATCAGAACTACATTAGGTAATACTTTAAGATCTTTAGCTTATGCATACTATTACATATAGTATCCATATGTTGATAAACATGGTCAAGTCACATAAATATCTCTAACTCCATGGGATGATGAGAGATTTTTTGTTATGGCTGCTGGTGATGATTTAGTTATTGTAGGAGATGAAGAAACTTTGAAGTAGATTAAAATAAATACTTTAGGTTTAACTGCTCGTGATAAGAGCTTAGCTATTACAATTGGATTGGGTTAAACAGTCGAATCTATAGCTGATCCAGTATCTATTTATTAGTTTGATTTTCTATCTAAAATGTCCTTTTATGACAATGGAAGATGGGAATTAGCACCTAATCCTAAGAAGATACTAGAAAAAACAGTTTATACAAAATCTAATTAAGTATTATATAATAGCATGTGGTTATATTATGATGTACTACTAAAAGATTTAACAAGATAATAATTATCTCACAAGTTGGAAGATATCATTTAATCAAGAAGAGACTCATGTGTAAAACCAAATTTTACAGCCAAAAAGTTGTAGAATATATATTACAGAATAAGATGTAATCAGAAAAATTAATATAAATCATTATCTTAAGATACACAATAATTTAATTATTAATTTGAACATATTGTTGATTAACATTTAGGACTGGATTTTAACACCATTCTAGGAATATCCTGGCATGGTGAAATCAGAGTTGGACAAAGAGGATTTATTGCGCCCGAAAAGCTGTAGGAGACTTAGATGCGAATTATATGTAAGTCAGAAAACCTAAAACCCCTCTTAAACGTTCAGTTTTAAAAATTACCAGTGAGTCCATCAGAGCACCCAAGAATGAGAAATCCTTCTCTAGGGCACGGTCGAGATCGCGCTCAGTAAAAGCAATCTAGACCCCGAGGAAAACGTCCACTAAATAGGATACGAATACTCAAAGATCATTAGCCACAATACAGAGACTATTAACCACGAATTTACAATAAAGGCTACCATATAAATAGAGTTTCGCTTAGAAAAAGTAGAAACGAAAACGTGGATAATAATAGATGCTCACATTAAAGACCCCAGTTCAACCAACTCCCAAGTTAGTCGGTTCTGGCCAAGGCTATGCTCATAAAGCCGAGATGATCCCTTCCCATAAGTCCCAAATATCCCGGCCTTCATATAAGGATGGGGAACTTGTTTAAGCTAACCAGTAACAAATTCTTACCGCATGGGATAAAATGACGATAGCTAAGCACTATCCCGGAACATTTAATACATAGTATGTAGCTGGAATGAATGTCTCCAGTTTGCCAACATTAACATACTCGGTCTCCAACAGTTTTTCGTCGGCTTCGGTCTACGTTGCTCCTGGTGTCGATCCAGTTTCACTACCTTTAGGTAAAAGAAACTATGTATTGATAATGTATTCTTCTTCTTAGACAGCTTTTAATGGAACATTAACCCCAGGTCAAATACCTGTTGCCTCCAAATTAGGAGGTCTTCATATTCAATAATTTAGCACGGCGAATTCGACAGTTAAAACTATTGACAGGACATGTTTCTTAACTAAGTAGAAGGCCCTCACGATGTAATAAGCCTATGGTTCCGACTTTTAAGGTTTTTCATCTGGAGGGTTCATTTGGGCCAATAAAGCTACATTCAACATTGTTGCACCAATAGCTTGTATGGTGGGTTCCTATTACAAAGGAACTCTTGCATGGGGACAAATACCCTTAGATAGCGCCGGCGATACATAAGGATTATCAATTTAACAACTGATAGCCATATCCTCAGAAATAGAAATTATGGATGCTCAATTTGAGTTGTAAACAGCGGTCATAAATAATGATCTTGTATATGATTCATAGAATAGTACGGAATCAGCATCTTCCTCAGCAATGGTGGGAGAATTAGTTAATTACGTAATATTATAACAACCAGTACAAAGTATTGCAGACGCAGATCCAGTTGATGATGAAAATAGGTCATGGTCGCTTTAAGCCAATTTCACCGGTAACGGTGTTTTTTGGGGTAATGCTTAAGATTCTTTTGCCAATAATCTTTTTAAAAGATATAAAGGAGCATAAGGAAAGGAATCACCAATGCCTAGTGTATTATAAACAGTTAATCCTAGAGATATGAATGAAAGATCACTAACTGCCTAACCTACCTCGTTATGGCAAGGTGCTAAAAATCTGCTGGGATCGGGACTAAAATGGGCTAACGAAAACAAAGAAGCCGTGTTAGCTGCAGGTCAAATGGCTGCTCGATTATTAGCTGAAAAAAGGCAATATAATATAGATGCAGAAGTTAAGGAACAGCCATTAAGTATAAAAGAAGATCTAAGTATACCCATAGCGGATTATATTTAGGTTTTACAGAAAGTAGAGGATGCAATTTTGTAAATTTAATCAATGAACTAATTGTTTTGCTCTCCAGAATTAAGATTATTATTACATTTACTTATTTAAGAACAGTAATCGATTAATAGTCATTTAGTTCTGCCAGGTGATATATCGTCAGGATATTATTACCCTAAAGTTGTAGGTTTTAACGTGCCAACCTACGCTAAATTGATAGAAAAGGATAACCGAAGGAATTGTATTCCCGAATGTGAAACCGATTCTGATACGGATTCTGACACTGGATCTGATCATGATAATTAAGATGATTTATTGAGTGTGTCTGATAAAAAAGAACAAGATCAGGGGTGTCAAAAGGACTAAATTGATCATGCTTCTACAAAGCTATCAGAAAAACAGAAAATTAAATTGAAGAAGTGACTTAAGTCATTTTTTATTTAATATGGACATCATTATGATGAATAGGTGAATTTTGGGATCTATTAATAGAAAAATTTATTCTCCTCAATGATATTAAAGACAACTAAATTTTAAAAATAAATAAATAACAAAAACGGAAAGAGATTTCCAAAAAACAAAGTCATTAATATCATTTAAAAGATCATTTTCAAAATTTGAAAAACCGAGCGGGATATTGGAATACAATATCATGAAAAGAATGTTTTAAAACCTTTTCACCGCGCCCCCCC